CTCTTCCGATCTGGAAAGAGAGAGCGGCATTGTTCGCAAAGTACATCTTGGTTATGTTGTTGAGAAGTTTGGTGAGAGTAGCCACTTGGTTAGTGACGCAGCTTGCGATAAGCTGATTGAAAGTATTGCGCCAGAAGTGGTGGAAGACATGATCCGATTTGGAGTCGATAAGGGTCTTAGATGATAGATTTTAAGTACAAGCCTGATGGCGATGTACTCAAAACGTTTATGAAGGATGATACCTTCTTTCGTGGCATAAGAGGCCCAGTTGGTTCTGGTAAGTCTGTTGGCTGCTGCGTTGAAGTCTTTCGCCGCGCTATACAACAGAAGAAAGGCCCAGACGGAATACGCAAAAGCCGCTGGGCTATTATTCGTAATACTAATCCCCAACTTAGAACTACTACTATCAAGACTTGGCTAGACTGGTTTCCAGAAAAAGACTGGGGCAAGTTTACTTGGTCAGTGCCATACACTCACCGCATTCAAAAGGGAGACATAGATCTTGAGGTTCTTTTCTTGGCTCTTGATAGGCCCGAAGACGTTAAGAAACTTCTTTCTTTGGAACTCACAGGCATCTGGATTAACGAGGCAAGGGAAATTGCTAAGAGTATTATTGATGCCTGCACGATGCGTGTTGGTCGTTTTCCTTCTATGCGTGATGGTGGCCCTTCTTGGACTGGCGTTATTGCCGATACCAACGCCCCTGAAGAAGATCATTGGTGGCCCATTATGTCTGGCGAAGTACCAATCCCAGATCATATACCGCGTGAGCAGGCTAAGATGCTGGTTAAACCAGACAACTGGTCTTTCTATACCCAGCCCTCTGGTATGGTTGAGAAAAAGAACCAAGATGGAGAAATAGAAGACTATGATCCAAACCCGAAGGCTGAGAACACAAAGAACATGCTTAAGAGTTATTACCCAAACCTTATCAGGGGTAAGACTAAATCATGGATAGATGTGTATGTGATGAATCAGCTGGGTCATATCCAAGACGGAAAGCCTGTATATCCAATGTTTGCATCAGAAGTTCACATAGCAGAAGAAGAAATTCCCGTAGCTGCTGGGCATCCAGTCTATGTTGGGGTGGACTTTGGGCTTACACCGGCAGCAGTCTTTGGGCAAAAAGTAAGAGGCAGATGGTTTCTGCAATCAGAGATCGTCGCAATCGACATGGGGATCGTGCGTTTTGCAGAGGTTCTAAGAAATGAATTGTCTACGAGGTTTGCAGCAGCCTCAGAAGTAATTATCTATGGTGATCCTGCGGGTGACTTTAGAGCGCAGACTGATGAATCGACTCCATTTCATATTCTGCGCGGTGCTGGCTTGAAGGCGTTTCCTGCGCCCTCCAACTCTGTTGACCTCCGACTAGAGTCGGTTTCCTCCCAGTTGACGAAAATGGTTGAAGGTAAGCCAGCACTACTAATAGACAGACGATGCCCTCAGTTAATTAAGGGGTTTGAAGGTGGCTATGCGTATAAGCGCATGGAAGTTAGTGGCGAGAGATACGCAGACAAACCAGACAAGAATATGTTTAGCCACGTTCATGATGCGGCTCAGTATTTATTCTTAGGTGCTGGTGAGGGCAGAGCCTTGATGAACTCTCAGAAACCAGCCAGACCAGTCATTGCAAGGCGTAACTTTGATGTATTTAACCGTGGCTCAAAGCAGAGAAACAAGCCTAGCTTCTGGTCTAGGATGTAGTTTGTGCATTGAGTTTTGATTCCTTCTATGCTTACGAAGGGGAAACGAAGGAGATTACCATGTGTTTAGGCGGTGGCCCTAGCAGGGCAGAGAAAGAAGCAGCAGCAGATCAACGTGTTGAAGCTGACATTGCAAAGCGCGAAGAAATAGAAGAGCGAGCAAAGCAAAAACGTGAAGATATTGCGGCGGCACTAGAAGCGAAAACTATTCGAGGTGCTGGAAAAGGTGGGAAAGGCAAAAGGTCTTTAATTACAGCCGCTACTACGGGTGGTTATATGGGTAGGTTTGATTAATGGCTGAAGATCCAATCGCAAAACAGTACATCAAGTCGTACCAAAAAGCCAAAGCTCTAAGAGAGAATTGGGTTCCGCTGTTCGAGGAGTGCTATGAGTATGCGCTTCCTCAACGTGAGTCTTTTTACTATGAGGAAAGAGGGCAGCGTCGAGACGAAAAGATATTTGATGAGACTGCTGTGGTTGGTGTTCAGGAGTTTGCCAGTCGCCTACAGTCAGGGATTGTTCCTAACTTTGCGCGTTGGGCAGACCTTATGGCTGGTAGCGAAGTGCCTCCGGATCAACGTGAAGGCGTTAATAATGAGCTAGATGAAGTCACAGAATATGTGTTTGAAGTTTTACAGAACTCTAACTTTAGCCAAGAAGTGCATGAGTCATTCATGGACTTGGCTGTCGGGACTGGTGTCCTGTGCGTGGAAGAGGGCGATTCAATCAACCCAGTGATATTTTCTGCGATACCGCTTCCTCATCTTGTACTAGATACTGGCCCCGACGATAAAATTGACCATGTTTACCGTGAGCGTAAGAAGGTTAAGTTTGACCACTTAGAGATAATGTATCCTAACGGGACATTTGATCCCAAGGTTACATCTATGATGGGTCAAGATAGAGAGACTACAGTCCTTGAGGTTGTATGCCGCGACTACTCTAAGAAAAATCAAGAAGCTTACTTGAGCTACGCAATCTGTATGACAACCAATACCTGTCTGAGTAAGAGGCAGATGAATGGACTTGGATCAAATCCCTTTGTTTGTTTCCGTTGGTCTAAATGTGCGGGTGAAATCTACGGCCGTGGGCCGCTTATCAATGCCCTGTCTGCGATTAAGACAACTAATCTCACCATCGAACTTATACTTGAGAATGCTCAGATGGCTATCTCTGGTATCTATCAGATGGAGGATGATGGTGTAATTAACCCTGACACGATTCAACTCGTGCCCGGCTCGATCATACCGAAAGCTATGGGTTCTGCTGGGCTTCAGCCTTTACAAGCAGCAGGTCGTTTTGATGTAGCGCAGCTAGTATTGAGTGACATGCGTCTGAATATTAAGCGTGCATTGTACAATGACATGCTTGGTGATCCCAACAAAACGCCAGCAACAGCAACAGAGGTAGCCGAGCGTATGGCTGACCTATCTCGTCGTATGGGATCTGCATTCGGAAGGTTACAAGCTGAACTCGTGCAGCCCGTACTTCAGCGTGTAATATACATCTTAAAGAAGCAGGGCCGCGTAGAAGTTCCTACAGTAAACGGCAGAGAAGTTAAAGTGCGTTCTGTATCTCCGCTTGCTCAAGCCCAAGCAAATCAGGACATTTCTAGCGTTGCTAGGTTCCTTGAGTTAGTTGGCGGGGCCTTTGGCCCTGAGATGTTGCAGCTTCTAATTGACGGTGAACAAACAGCAATTCACCTTGCTAAGAAATTTGGTGTGCCAGAGAGCTTGATTCGTGATGAAGAACAGCGTAGACAAATAGCTGCATTAGCGCAGCAAATGGCGCAGCAACAGCAAGGACAGATGGTTGCCGAACAAGGTTAACATTGGAATTGACGGAATACAGCGGACATCAGAGAAGGATGCCGAGGTAAGCCATAACATCGCCCAGATCTTTGAAAGTCCTGTGGGTAAAGAAGTCTTACGCTATTTGCGCTCTATTACTATAGAAATGGTAAATGGCCCTAATGTGACTACAGAAGAACTGCGACATCTAGAGGGTCAGCGCTATCTTGTTGGCTTGATAGAGCAGCGGATTGCACATTCACATAGGAGTAAGAATAAATGAGTGAAGAAGCAGCAATAGAGGCAGCACAAGCTGATGGTCGTGACTTCGTAACAGAAGCAGATGTTCAGCAAGCAGAATCTCCAGATCGCCCAGAGTGGTTGCCTGAGAAGTATAATACAGGCGAAGATCTAGCCAAAGCGTATAAGGAACTTGAGTCAAAGCTGGGTGGCAAAGAGGAGGATATACGCAACAAACTTCTGGAAGAAATACAATCAGAAGCTTTCGGTGACAGGCCCGAAACTGCTGGCGACTATCAATTGCCAGAAGTTGTTGACGAAGACATGGCCGTTGATAATGACTTACTCAAGTGGTGGTCTGAGCATTCATTTGAAAATGGCTATAGCCAAGAAGAGTTTCAGAAGGGCATTGAGATGTATGCCGAAGCTATCAATGGTTCTCAGCCAGATATAGAAGCTGAGTCAGCAAAGCTAGGCGACAATGCTAATGATCGTATTCAAGCCGCATCTATGTTTGCCAACAAGTTCTTTCCAAGCGATGCACTGCCAGCAATTGAGCGTATGTGCGAAAGCCATGAGGGTATCATTGCACTGGAAGCAGTGATGGAAGCAATGAAGGATGGATCATTCGCTGGGGCTGCACAGCCTACAAGTGGTGTAACAGAGCAATCACTTAGGGAGATGATGCAAGATGAGCGATACTTCAACCCCGCGAAACGTGATCCTCACTTCGTTAAACAGGTCGAAGATGGATTCCAACAACTCTACAGAAGTTAAAATAATTCAAAGGGGCCAGTATTATCTGACCCCTTTTACTTTAGACCACATTGATGAGGTGGTTGAAAATCTAACGAAAGAGAACAAGCGGGAGCTAATTCTGCTTGGTCACAATGATATTCATCAAGCCATGCATGAGATGTACGAATCTTCTGAATGCTATCTTGCTAGAAAAGAAGGCGAGTCATTCCTAGCTATTGGTGGCCTCTGGTATAATGAAGATCAAGAAATCCCTCAGATGTTTGCTATGTTCTCTAATAAAGTAAAAGAACAGACCATTGCTGCGGTTAGAGGATCAAGGTTTCTAATAGATTTCTTTGATAAGACACAGCACATGATGACCATGACATTGCTCTCTGACTATGAGTTTATGTTGGACTGGGCAGTGTGGCTAGGCTTTGAGCCTGTTGGTGTCATAGAAGACAATAGTAACAAGTATGTTGAATTTGTGCGTTGCAATCCAAAAGGAAAAAGTGTTTACGATGGACCATTACGGCCCGTAATACACTGAAAGGCCCGAGAGGATACCCTTGTTGACGTAGAAAAGCGGACACCCGTTGGCAACTGTAACTTCATAATAGGACTGAAAAATGGCTAATACTATTGACCAAGCCTTTATCAAGCAGTTCGAGACAGAAGTACACATGGCTTATCAGCGTATGGGTTCCAAACTACGGAACACTGTTCGTACTACCAATGTGTCTGGCTCGGTTGCTCGGTTCCAAGTAATTGGAAAAGGCACTGCAAATACCAAATCACGTAACGGTAACGTAACTCCAATGGAACTGGCGCACACAAACGTCGAAGCCACTATGGCCGACTTCTATGCACCAGAGTACATTGACAAGCTGGACGAGTTGAAAATCAACATCAACGAGCGTCAAGCTGTTGCGCAATCTGCTGCGGCTGCTTTGGGTCGTAAGACTGATGAGATCTTAATCGCTGCAATGGACGCGGGCGCTAACAGCACTCAAATTCATGACACTGGTTCTGCTCTTGAGAAAGCTGACTTGTTGACATTGTTCTCAACATTTGGTGCAGCGGACATTCCAGAAGATGGACAGCGCTACTTAGCAATGTCACCTACTGGTTTTGCTGACTTGTTTGCGATCAATGAGTTTGCAAGCTCTGACTTTGTTGGCCCGCAAAATCTGCCATTCGCAGGTGGAATGACAATGAAAGAGTTCTTGGGATTCAAGATCTTCTCAACTTCAGCTGTAGCTGGTGGTAAAAACTTTGCTTACCACACTTCTTCAATTGGCCTTGGCATTAATGCTGATGTTCAAACTGAAGTAAACTACGTGGCTGAGAAAGTCTCACACCTTGCAACATCTATGATGTCCATGGGCGCTATCGTTATTGATGACGATGGTATCTATGAAGTCTTAGATAATAACTAGGAGGCTGATTAATGGCTTATGCAGCAAGTGGACTAGCTCGAATTGGTGGTGACTCAAACGGAAGTTTGTGGATGTACACAAGCGCAGACGCAATTGCGACTGTGAACACAGCAGGTTATTTTAACAGCGCAGCGAATATGCTTGCTGTTCGTGACCTGATTATTGTTTGTGACACCAATGTCCCAACAACCAATTTTGTCAATGTTCTGTCGAACACTGGCACTGTAGTCGATGTTTCAGACGGCACTGCCGTTGTTGAAACAGACGGCGATTAATAAAGGGATGGGGGCTTCGGCCCCCATACTATCATGCCAGATATAGCAAACACACCGATTAAAATATGTTCTCGCGCATCTCTCTTGATTGGTGGTGACGCGATTCAGTCTTTTGAAGACGGTACAGCAGAGGCAACAGTAAGCTCTGCAATGTACGAAGATATGGCTCGTGCCGCATTGACTAACTCTCGGTGGCGCTTTGCAACAGATCAGGCAATTCTTAACCGTTTGGTAGAAGCACCTACTGGACGATTTGAAGCGGCTTATCAGCTTCCATCAGAATTTATTATGCTCTCTGCTATTACAGTAAACGAGTATCCTATTAAATATGATCTCTACGGCAGCAAGGTATTCTGCAATGCTGTAGAAACTGATACTGTGATTGCCGACTATGTATTCCGCGCCGATGAGTCTGGATGGCCTCCATACTTTGTAACTGCTGTTGAGTATATGATGGCTGGGGTGCTTGCGGTATCTGTGGCTAGAGATTCGCAGCTTGCTTCACTGATAGAGCAAAAAGCTAACTTCCAAATGATACAAGCTCGTAGGCTGCACTCACAGCAACAGACCACACGCAAGCTGAACACATCGAGGTTTATTGCTGAAAGGCGCAGTTAATGCAAAAGATCCGCGTCCCAATCAATAGCTTTCAGTTTGGTGAAGTAAGTGATTCCCTTTTGTCTAGGGTAGATACTGCCGTATATACAGCATCAGCGCAGCGTGTAGAAAATATGATTGTTATGGCCGAGGGCGCAGTTAAGAAGCGCACTGGGTTAAAGCACATCTATGACTATGGCATTACCTACAATGCGACTTACCCAGAGCAGTCACACCTGTTTCCGTTTATCTTTGATGAGAATGAAGAATACGTTATTTCTGTAGAGCATCAGAAGGTACGCTGCTTTAGAGTAGAGGACGGTACTGTTACTTTAGTTTCTACGCTTACTCAGGATACAAGCGCCGCAGCATTGCCCTTTGATCAAGAGTATCTGCAAGAATACACAACGGCACAGTATGGCGATGTAAAATTTATCTGTCATCCATTGTTTGCGCCAAGAATGCTAACAAGAACTGGACTAACCAGCTTTGAAATTAGCACCTATAGCTTTGACCAGCGTGCAGATAACAGCGTTACATTTCAACCTTATTCTAAGTTTCAAGCTCATGGCACAACGCTAGATCCATCAGCCACAACGGGAACTGGAATTACTCTAACAACAAGCACTGATTACTGGGATACAACTGGCTCTAAGACTGGCAGTAATTACCTTAGTTCTTTGCATGTTGGTGTAACTGTGCGCTATGGTAAGAATGAGATCGTTATTACCAGCGTTCAGTCTGCAACTCAGGCGACTGGTAATGTAGTAGATGAACTTTCTATTCGACTAGTTGTTTTAAATCCGTTTAGAACGATTGATGGCAGCACTACTGTGGAGGTAACTCAAATTGCTCACGGTTTCTCAGGTTCTGAAGCTATTACTATTAGTGGAGCTAGCGCTACTGGCGGTATTAATTCTGGCAATCTAAACGGTGCTAGAACTGTTAGTGGTATTATAGATGAAAATACATTTACCTTTACTGCCGGTGGTGCAGCTTCTAGTGCAGAAGATGGTGGTGGTCAGGTAACATTAGTTACACATGCTCCGAGCTTGCACTGGGATGAGCAAGCCCTCTCAGCAAAACGGGGATACCCTGCGGCCGTAGAGTTTCATCAAAACAGATTGGTGTTTGGCGGCAGCATTGCTGAGCCAGATAATGTTTGGTTTAGCAAGATCGGCAGCTTCTTTAACTTCGATGTGGGTGATGCTGCTGATGATGATGCTATCTCTTTGGTTGCTGCAACGGGTGATGTAAACGAAATCCGATACTTAGTTTCCAACCGTGACCTGCAGATCTTCACAGCATCTAGCGAACTATATGTTCCTACTTTCTTAAACCAAGCTATTACGCCAACAAACGTACAGATCAGAAAGCAGACACCATACGGCTCTGAGCATATTGAGCCTATGCCTGTTGATGGCGCTACGATCTTTGTGCAGCGCAACGGTAAGATTGTTCGAGAGTATTTGTTTACTGACAGTGAAGAGGCTTATACCTCTACGGCTATTTCTACGATTGCTTCTCATCTTATTAGCAATCCTAAGTATATGGCTGTTGTTCACAGCGGCTTTGGTCTTCCTGATTCTTATGCGGCTATTACATCTGGCAATGGCGACTTGGTTTTGTTTTCATCGAACAGAGCAGAGAAGCGAGCGTCTTGGACTAGAGTAACTACAAATGGTGACTTTGGTTCTGTAGTAGCCATTGAAGATAGATTGTTTGCAAATGTCTATGACTCAGATAATAAGCTGCAACTCTGTGAGTTTACTGGTGATGTAGGCTTAGACCTTTATCT